CCATATCGGATAGGCGTTTGGCTATCTCGGCGCTCGTAAGCGTTGGCATTTCTGCAACCAGCTTCCGGCAATGCTGGTACGTGTCGCGCTTGTGAGACAGCCCTATCACCTTCCGCGCTTTCATCTTGACGTTTGCACTCATCCACCCGTGTTCCATGCACTCGGCAAGCTCCGCTCCTTTTGCACCCGTCAAGTGTGACAGCGTGAGGAGGTCAGTTGGTTCCTTCTTCTGCACCTGTTGCCCGTAGGTCTGATAAACCTTGCCTAGAAGGTGGTCGCTGAAATGGGCAGGGTTGAGAATGTCGAACACTTCCATGTAGGCTGTGTGGTCATTCAAAATGTTACCGATAATTTCCTTCTCCGTGGTTATGTCCTCAAAGTTCATATCAGCCCCTTAGCCCTTAGTTCTTCTTCGGTTTGGCCGCAACTTGCGGCTTTAACTTGCGGCGGGTTCTTTGCCACCTCATCAACCACCCACGACCTAATCGCCCCGTAGTCGCTAGCGTATCGCTTCCCTTTGGCCTCTTTGTAGCTGTCCAGCTTTTCTATGCAAGCATCAACAAACTCTTGGCCATGTTTTTCGACCAGCTTTTGGTGATCAACTTCTTTAAGCAGGACGTTTGGCGCAAAGTGTTTTTTGCCTTCTGTGTTTGTTTCTTTGCCTTCCTTAACCTTCTTCTCCTTCTTTATTGTGCTTTTCTGCTGCACTTCTGTTGCACTTCTGCTGCATTCCGTGTGTTCTTTCTGTTGATTTTTTGTTTGATATAAATCGTAATTTACTATTGTAATCAAGCTATTTACGTTGTTTCTGTGCTGCACTATTTGCTGCTCTTTTTCGAGTAGTAAAAAGAAAGATTTTACTTTCGTTCTAGACCACCGCCATCTAAGCGAAAGTTGAAGTTCAGACATCCCCACTTGCCCGCGCTTAACGTCCACCCTTATTCCCCGATTGAAAAAAAAACCATCCGAAAAGTTCGCAAGCAGCAAAAGGTCAACCCATGCTTGCCCTTTGGTAAAAGGTTCGGACCGCCATAAATCGTTGACAAGAAGATTGCGGTGCAGCTTGACCCAGTCCTTATCTAAATCAACCATTGCGTTTTCCCCTGTGGACATTGATATGGCACTTACGGCAAAGCGTTAAACCGTTATTAACATCATATCTAAGAGAGGGAAACTGAAGAAATTTCTGGATATGGTGAGCTTCGATCTTGCCCCTGACTTGACCGCAATCCCGGCAAGTAAAATTGTCTCTGACAAACACATCAATACGCCATTTTTTGTACTCGAGGGATGCTCTGTGGTCTTTTGCGCTTTTCTCCCATGGCGCTTTTTTGCCAGTCCACCAATGTATTTCGCCTTCGTGTTTGCCTACATGCCAGTTATCAGGAAAATAACAACACCACCGCTTGTAAACCTCTGTGCTTACCTTATCCAAAAGATATGCACACTCGGCGCAAAGATCAGTATCACCCGAATATCGCGGGTCACCTTCAAACATCTCTGTGCCGCAATTGTCGCAGGTATACCAGTGTAACCAGATCATCAAACCGCCATTGTTGCATTTTTCCCGGCGTGAAATCATTTTGCCACTCCTAAAAATGCGCAAAGCCCCACCAGAAGGGACGAGCTTCCGATGGGGCCTTGCTAGACTGGTCCTCAAAGGTGAGGGCCAAAGTCATATGGTGATACTATGTCTCGTCCACATAGTTTCGATGCTGTATTAAATTGTGCCCCATACTATCACACCCGCTCAGACATTGCAAGCTATGAGGGGTTAGGGATACATCTCTGCTATCCTATCATTGACGATATCTACTAATTGAGCAGCGTTTGACATATCGTTGACAGAGAACACCGGCCCATCAAACACCTGCTGCGCTGCGAGCTCGGTTTTAATTAACTCTATGTAGCGGTTCACGGCGTCCACCATACCGTCTAGCCGGTTCCAGCGTGCTGACTTGGGGCGCTCTGTCTGCATAAGGGCATCTAAGCTGCCGAGCGCAACAGATGCGTGCAGGGCGGCGGCTTTTAGCTGGTTGGGGGTCATGTTAGCCAAAATTGAAACCCTCCTGCTCTTTGCGAATGTCGGCGGCGGCGGCCACGTTTTTGACGGCCTGCCGATAGTAAGACGGCTTAAGCTCAAAGCCTATACCTTTTCGTCCGTTTTCCACCGCCCCGTAAACCTCGCTTCCTACGCCCATGAACGGAGTCAAAACTACCTCGCCAGGATTGGACCGGAGGATAACGGCCCGCTCAATAACGTCCAGTTGCAGAGGGTGAACGTGCTTCTCGTCCTCGCTGTCTCTTGCCGCCTTAAAAGGAAGCACCCGCTCAATCCTGATATCATCCCAAAAGGAGGAAGCGTACTGTCTCCATATCCAGTGCGAAAACCTGTTCTCGGTTTGCTTGCCCTCGTACCCTCTGAACGATTGCAACTCCTGGGGCATTATCCGCTCACCGCAGTAGTCAAGAAGTCCAACGGGGTGAGTTACCGGAATGGGATTATCCCCGGCGTTTCTGAACAGCAACAGATAGTCCATAGACGCCACACCGCACAGGGTAGAGTCAAGGGTAAGGGTTTGGTGTGCTAGGTTCTTCTGCATGGTCCTGAGACGCACGGCAAGCGGTTCCTTCCATATGCCATGACGCCCGATGTATTGGAAGCCGTGTTTTTCGTGGAGTCGGATGATGTCACCGGGGAAATCCGAGTAACTATCGCGGCCGCTGTTGCTGTTGGGTATGTCGGTACAATGCACGCAGGACAACCGTCCAGGGAGTGTGACTCTTGCTATCTGGCTGACGAGAAAATCGTAGTGCTCAAAGAAATGCCCCCCGTTGTCACAGTTGGAAAAGTCGCGGGGGTCGGAACTGTACTGGTACAGGCACGCCCCGTTGCGAGTGGCAAAGGGGGGGCTGTAGATGGACAGGTGAACGCTATCCGTAGGCATAGCCTCGACGCCTGTAACACAGTCCCCATTTACGATGCTATACTTGTCAGTTGTCACTTGTTCTGCGATGGCCACGTGGATTCCTCCTTATGTTGTGTTTTTTCATGAAATTAAAAATTGTCATGGCGCAGGTGCCTTTGATCTCAGCAATCTTCTGTATTGTCATAGACTCGTATAGTTTGGCAATGTCGGTTGCATCTAAGAAATGGACTTGTTTGTACTGGTGGTATTCTCCATGTTGCTTGTGGATGGCTAAGTGTTCCTTTCGACTAACAACCTCCAAATTCTCTATCCGATTGTCAGACCTGTCACCGTTAATATGATGAACTATTTCAAGTGAGGATAGTTGCCGACCCAGATGTTGCTGCATAACATGACGGTGGGTCCGAACCTGTTTACCGTTAACCATTACAGAAGTGTAGTCTTTTTTCACGAGATAGCCCCCTTTTAGTTATTTTACAACGGGAGATTATCACACTAACCGCCATTATACAATGGCTATTTAAGCCATGACGGAATTTCCATGTTTTTGACATGTGTGTCAGCTTTGTCGTGAGATAAAGGCTGGTTCATGCTTTCCACAAGATTGGCAAACATCTGGTCCGCTTGCACGGCCTTATGCTGAAGGTTGCGGAGAACCCTTTGCTCTCCCTCGGTGGTGATTATATCCACCTTGACCGGCCTCTTTTGACCAAAGCGCCAGCAACGCCTTACCCCTTGGTAATACTGCTCAAAGGAGTGTGAAGGGAAAAAAGTCATGTGGTTGCAGTGCTGGAAGTTGAGGCCGAGTGCGCCGATCTTAGGCTTGATAACCATTACCCTCGCCCCACCATTGGCAAAGGACATGATCTTTTCTTCTTTTTGCTCGTCGCTGTCCTTCCCGCTAACCTGTATGGCGTCCGGTATCATCTTCTCTAAAAGATCGCCCTCGGGGTTTAGGTGACACCACACCAAGGCCGGTTCACCCGTATTATTGACCAACGACGCCACCTTCTCGCACCTCTCGGTAATCGACCGTTTCCTCTCTTCCCGTTGTTCCTTCATGCCAACTGCCGGAAGCGGAAACAGCATACCCTCTGCCAAGTGTCGAGCCTCAACCATAAATTCCTCTTCGACCAAAGGCGGAAGAATAAAACCACCGTCATCAAATCCAAGGTCGGAAGGGTTGCGTATGGCACGCGCCCATGAGCACACCCATTGCCAGAAAGGTTTTTCTGCGTGACCCTTTAGCCGCCACTTTATAACCTCCCCACAGTGACGCCCAACGGAAGAGTTGTTAAGGTCGTTCTTGAAATACTTGTTCAGCATGTCCATGTGTCCTAAACCGCCTAGCGCCTCGCTGGAGGTACCCAACTCTACAAAATCGTTGGGGCTAGGTGTAGCGGAAGCAAGCAACCGGTAAGGTATTTTCCGCATGAACTGGCTGATAAGGGAACGGTATTTGCCTTGAAAGTTCTTGAGAATCTGGCTCTCGTCCAAAACTATGGCCGAGAAGTCGGAAGGGTTAAACATGTGCAACCGCTCGTAGTTGGTCACGGTGATTCTGAACAGTTCCCCCTTGTGTGAGCGATGGCACTCTATGCCGAATTTTTCCCCTTCGTGTATGGTCTGAGCCGCAACAGCAATGGGGGCCAGAATTAACACGCGGCCCTTTGTATGTCTTGCCATGTTCTCCGCCCATACCAACTCTTGCAAAGTCTTGCCAAGGCCGCAGTCCTCAAAGAACGCGCTGCGTCCCTTGCGGATGCCCCAATCCAGAACATGCTTCTGGAAGTCAAAAAGACAGTCTGGCAAAAACTCTGGCGCAAAGCCAAAGTCATTGACGCTGTGTGTCTTCCTATCTAAGAAATCGAAATATTGTGTCATTGCCCCCCCTGAATAAAAACAGCGCCCAATGTATCCGGCCAGGGAAACAGAGGGCGCTGGTGCTGCAACTGAGAAATCCGTCTGGCCACGGAGTTTATGTCTGCGCGATACTGGCATAGCTGGCGCTATGAGTCAACAACTATCTCCTACTCTTGCCGGGACGGTAAGCTGAGTTGTCGCCCATCTTAGAACAGCACCGCCGCTGTATCTCCAGTATCGGCGTCACCTTAACGCTCTCCCTTTCCTTGGGGGTGAGTTTGCGGCCCTTGTCGAAGTGGTGGGGGGCGGGGATGGTTAGGAGCATGTTAGCGCCCCCATCATCCAGCTAGGCGCGTTCCTCGCCGCCAGCATCGCAGGGTTCAGCCGCTCCCGCACAGCCGCTAGGCGCTTCTCCTCTGCGCGGCATTCTCGGTCCACCTGGGCGGAAGTTTTGACGATCTTTGCGGGCCGGCGGTGTTCCGGCTTGGCGGGGATGGTGTAGATAGAATCCTCTGCCGCCGCCAATTCCTTCTTGGCCGCCTTATACCGCGCTTCCTGCTCACGCTTCATCTGTTTTTTTCTACCGGCTACGCTGTCTTTGCAGGCTTGGCAGACCATGTTTTTAGAAGTCACCACGGCCCCGCAGTTGTGGCGGCACCGGTAGGGATTCAGCGCACGGTACGCGGCCTTTTGCGCCTTCTGACGCGCGTTGTGGCGGTCTGTGCAGGCTTTCTCAGCAATGATGCGGCACGGTTCGCAGCGTTTGCGCTTGGCGGGGATTGGGACGTTGCAGTCTATGCAGGGCATGTGTGCCCCCTAAACCAGCCGCACTGGGTGTTCTTCGGCACGTCCATTCTGCACGTCTGCTGGTCCCGGCAGTCTATGCAGATTGACCCCAGCTCCGCCACCTCCCCCTCCGTCAGCTCCGCGTGGATCTCTTCGTAACGGGCGCTACCGGGGAGGGGGGCGGTTTTCATGTCCTCAACCGCGTGTTTTGCGCCGTGAATGTGGCTGCTGATGTAATGAAACTTGCTCATCTCAATGGCGGCGTTCATCATCACCCGCATCATCGGCTCTACGTACCCATTCCAGTGGGCTTCTGCGCGTTCTTTCTCGGTCATTTCCTCACCTCCTGGACTTTAATTCCATGTATCCACCACATGAGCCTTCTTTTCAGTTTGTAATCCGGTAGCGACTTTCCCCCCTTGGCGTCTAGTACGTGCTGCACCTCGCCAATGGAGTACACGAAATCGGCCTTATACCGTACCGGGGGCAGCTTCCGGCTGTCGAGCGTGGCAGAAGGTATCAGTTCAAACACTACCTGCCGCTGTAGCCCCTCTATCTCCCCTACCGCCTGCCGCGCTTTGAGCTGGCACCACACGGCGTATTCGTGCTTGCTGTCAAACGTCCCCTCGTCGGTTGTCACCTTCTGGTTGCGGTACTTGCTCTTCTTCGGGATCACGCCGGTGAATCCGTGCTTTGCAATCACCTTCTGCAAAGGATCCTTCCCGCGCTTGGCCTGGTAGTCGGCTAGCCACTCTTCGCTCCGGTTCATGACAGCGTGTCCTCCGAATCCTCTTTGCCAGCTTCGTACTTATCGCCGCAGAAAGGGCAATGGGTGAACTGCATACTACATTTTACCGACTTCCTTTTAGTCCCACCCTTTTTTAGCGGAAAATCTGCGGTCTGTTCTATGGGCATAACACCAACCATTCTGAGCTGTTTGCCAAAAATGAAAGCGTAGCCTGTAAGTTTCACTTCGTGGCCGGTTGCCAGCGGTTCAGCCTCCTTGAACCTCTCCAGTAATCTAGCCTCTAAATCAGTTCTGCAGTTGCACATATCCCCTCCTCTATTTCAGTTAGTTATCTTCTGCGGCCTCTCGCCACATCGGTTTAGGGTTAGCGGAGTACCCGAGCCGCAGACACTCCTTGCAGTCGGGGTGATTGCGCTCGCGGAAGAGTGCGCAGGAGGCGCAGTTTCCGGCGACGAAGTGGGGAAGTTTGGCTTTGCTTTTTGGCCGCATAGTTGCTCCTTTCTTGTTTATCAAGCCGCCGCGAATGTCCATGAACAGGAATTGCATCTGTAAACGTCTGCGTCAGTGCCAGGATGATGGAAAACATTGCAGCCGCACTTGCAGCGCAGAGGCTTACCTGCGATTTTAAGCGTCATATTAGGGTTGGCGGCGTGCTTTGCTATTTCATCGGCGGTCATTTCGTGCATTTCACGCCCCCCGCAGCCGCTATCGCCTCGTCAAGCCACTTGATAGCATCGTTGACCTTGGACATGGGCAAGTCCTCCACATGGGCGATGGCGTACTTTGCCTTAAAATCATCGCGGCTGATGCCGGACTTGGTGATCTTGCCATTAAGTAGCTTAACCTGCCCTTCCGTGGCTTTCTTCTCTCCCCCTTGCGGCTGTGTGCCGGTGGTGCTTGTTTGCCCCTGTGCGGCAGATTTGGCGGATTCT